CTCTAACACAGCGTACCATTTGGTATCCATCAGGTGTCCAGATTGGTCTAGTCTGGCAAAACTCTACTCCTTCGAGTTCTTTATTAACATCTGACAATTTGATACGCATAGCGAATTTGGCAAACCAATCCACTAACCCTCCCTTAACCTTGGCCATATCCCTATCTTCACAGAAGATAGTACAATCATCGCCACAATTAATCAACCTAACATTTACCCCGATAGAACGGAAATAACCATGCAATATAGCAGTTACTAATAATACTCCAACCATAGAAGTATTAACCTGGCCAGAGGTAAGTGTACCCTCTGTCCAATACTCAAAATCGCCGTCATCACAACGAACCTTAGCATGAGTAGTCAACTGTTTCTCAAATAAACGCATGATTCGATCTGCTTCTTCGGGTCCAAAGAATGAGCACAACACGACGTGAGTCTTTCGGAGGCCAATCTTTGTTATAGATTGGTCTAAGCGTTTCACATCAAGATCGATGGAAACGCATTTCACGAAATAAAACCAATGTCCAGCAATGGTTCCTCCTAGTTGTAAATAGTTCATTCCTTTGGCAACGACAATATGTCCGTACATATCATTAACCTTGAGATAGACTGAGTGTTCGGCTGCTTTTACATAACAACCATCAACCACAAGCATTCTATCTCCAGGAGGTGAGATGACACGGGGAACGTGATCCGGCTTAGCACTTCGAATATCTTTCTCAAATTTAATAAACATTTTTATTTGCCAGTCTTTCTTCTTCAAGGGGGAGACTGTCAAGCTGATCCCTGCCCTCTTATAACGTCGCTTTTTCAGACCAGAATACAACTCGTGATATTTAGTCACGTGGATTGGGGTGTGTGCTCGATTATTAGAGGTTAAAAATGTAAATTCATCAGATAATAGATCTTGGAATACAGAATCATCGTGTGGGAAGGAGTCTTTCGATATCCACTTACCGGATCCATCCCTATAAGTGAATATACGACATTTAATAGCTTGTTCATAATTGTGAAAGCTATTATTAAAGGCAGAAACGGTAGCTCTTGGGCCCACACCCAAGATCTTCGTCATCCGTTTCACCTTTATAAGGCCACCTGTCCTATGTCCTATCAAACCGGAAACCATACGCTTGCTATGCCAATCGAAATCGCAATTAATCACGCTTTCATTGTTGACAATCGTATCATTTCCTAGGACACAGGCTAGGCCCCCTTATTGCTCAGCAGCAAACCCACGTCTGACACTATTGCCAAAACGTGGTACCACCTTCCTAACTACATTAGATATAGGGGTGGATTTATTATATGCAGATGAATGGAACTCCAAATTGGCCAACATCATCTCCGCAGAATCCATATAATTCTGCGCAGCAATGTCGTCCCTATTTGGTACAAAATACAATGATGTAATCTGGGCAGCCAAGCCACCAATAAGCGTAGTACGAATACCGTGTGCCTTAATAATAGATGAAGCCTTATAGTGTATGGCTCCATAATTGGATTTTGTATAAGGAGTTGTCAGAAATGGGAACTCAATCCTCAATTCCCTGACGACCCGTTGCATATAAGGAACCTTGAAACGTCTCCTAACCACCCTATCAGTGGTTCTAGGACACTTCCCAAAGTTCTCGGTCTCGTCATCAAGCGATGATTCCATAGAAGTCATGCCATCATTCAAGAGGATATTATGAACGCCATTGTCCACAAAAGCGTGTACAACTGTCTCCTCTGTATTGGTAACATGTCTGTTGACGCCAAACATGTACCTCTTAAAATTTGCAAATATAGAAAACCTGTTCTCAACCCTCGGCCTGGGAGCGACCCAGTCTGGGTGTTGAACTAAATAGGAATAATGTAAATAAGCAGACATATTAAGTGTAAA